TCTGTTATTGCAATATTGTAATTTATGAACAAAAGAATTATATATCCAAACGATAACGGCGGAGTGTCAATTATTGTGCCAGCAGATTGTGGTTTAACTGTTGAGCAAATTGCATTAAAAGATGTTCCTAATGGAAAGCCGTATAAAATTATTGATGTTTCAGAAGTTTCATCAGACAGAACATTTCGTGACGCATGGGAGTACCAAGAATGATTATTATTAACCCAGACAAGGCCAAGGCAATTTGGAAAAATAAATGGCGTGAAGCTCGCAAACCCATTCTTGCCTCTCTTGACATTGAGTTTATGAGAGCAGTTGAATCTGGAGATGCATCGAAACAATCTGAAATTTCAGCAAAAAAGCAAGAACTTCGGGATGTTACACTTTTACCAATTCCAGGCACTACGCCCGAAGAGATAAAGTCTGTCTGGCCTGAGGTGCTAAATGACCCTAACTGAAATCGCCCAATATGCGGGTGAGAAGGTCGGCAAGACCGATGCCGATACGCTTACCTTCCTGCAAAAGTCAGCATCGCTAAACTATCGACGCGTTTGGAACTTCGCCCCATGGCGTGAAAGCATCACAAATTCCACATACTCCGTCTCAACGTCTACCAGGACGGTGACGCTTGGATCTCTTGTCGAAAATCCTTTATCTGCAGCCTACGGAGACAGTGAGTTGTTATCTGTAGACCTTCAGACGATTGTCAGTCAGGACGCGGACTTGCTTGACCAGGAAAGGACCGGGACTCCAACTCAATATTATTTCAAGGGCAGGAACACATCTGGAACTGCTGAGATCGATCTGTACCCATTGCTCAATACTTCCAGTACAACCACGCTGAAGGTAATAGAAAAAGTTTCTTGTGTCACAAGGCAGAATAATGTTGTTGATTTTCCTCCGAGCTCTTCCGCTCTTACTGACGAATTGCGCCTTCCTCACGTTCAGCATGTTGTCTTGGCGCTTACTCATGCCGACGCATTGGAACGCGAGCGTCAGTACGCAAAGGCTCAGGCAGTGGTTTCGACCGCGAATGCTGACCTAGCACAGATGGCTCAGTACGAGATGAGCCAGGTCGGGGGAATAAAGGTCATCACACCGTCAAGTTTAGGCGAATACAGCATCACAGACATAGGGGTTTAGTTCGTGCCATATTTCCAGGACAATTTAGACGAAGTCTTGTCCTTCGACGGAATTCGCAATTTTACCGGGGGCCAGGCCAGCGGACTGCAATCTGATCTGCTTGGAGAAAATCAAGTCCAGCAGTTGTACAACATGACCCTTTCCCCAAAGGGAAACCTCGAGACTAGGGTCGGAACTTCAAGTTTTGCCACCGGGGCGACTAGCGGAACAGGATCTATCGGCGGGATGCGGTACTACGAAACAGGATCAACGTCACAATTGCTTACCGTGACAAACGGAAGATTCTACAGCATCAATTCAAGCGGAAGCGCGACAATACACCCGGCAGATTTAACATGGGCCGCGACTACAAGTTCATTTGGAACAAACACACAAAAATGGGCTAGCGGATATTCTATTGGTTCTGCCGTTGAAGTGAGCATGGCACAATTTAACAACAAGATGTACCTGGCGGACGCCGACGGCGATCTGCACTATTGGGACGGAAATATTGTGGTAAGGCAGGCCGGAAAGGTCAGGGCAATCACGATAACCAGTGGTGGGACCGGGTACACAAGTGCGACTGCAATTGTGACAGGACCGCAGTGGGGCGGACAATTCCCTACGCTTATTACTCAGGTCGCAGGAGGCGTCGTCACAGGAGTGACCGTCGTCGAGGGAGGATCTGGATATTCCGCAGCCCCAACCGTGACGATTATTGGGAATGGATCTGGAGCCACGGCAACGGCAACTGTAAGTCCGCCACCGCAAAATCTTAGGCTTTTGATAAATACCGAAAACAGGCTTTTTGCGGTTGGGTCTGGAGATACTAGAAACACTCTTTACGCGTCAGACATTCTCGATCCTGCCGTATGGGATGCATCAAACAGCATCGTCGTTAACGGAGACGACGGAGACCAGATCACGGCAATTGTCCCATACTATAAAAACAGAATCATCGTATTCAAGAAGCGCCGAGTCTTCCAGGTGGAAATTCCTAGCGACGCTACAACGGCAGCCGATTACGTCGTGTCCATCATATCAAATAACACTGGTTGCGTAGCATCCGGGACTGCAGTCCAGGTAAGTAGCGATATCCTGTTTTTATCAGACAACGGAATTCGGTCCTTGGTTCGCTCGGTTTCAGACGACTTTAGCTCGGTAGGAGTGCCAATCTCGGAAGTTGTCAAAGACGTCATCCAAACCATCAACACTGATTCAATCAGAATTTCTACAGCAATTTACTACGACAATAGATATTTTCTGGCAGTTCCGACAGGATCAAACAACACCAATGATACGCTTATAGTTTACAACACTGTGCTCGGGGCATTTGAGGGAACCTGGAGCCCAAGGATAATGCAGTTTACTCTTACCAATTTCAACCAGGCAGGCACCAGGGCTATGTTCAAAAAGGTGAACGGAGTTATTGAGCAATATGCTGGATATAAGTCCCCGGCTGGGACGGTCTCGTCAGACTACCAGGATGCAGGCACGAACTATGACTCCTATGTGCGAACTAAAGATTTTAATTTCGGGGATACGTTTGCTGCCAAATACGGCTCGCATTTCGAGGTCATCTTTGACGATTCGTTCTCAAGCAATGCCAATATTTTCATTCAGAGAGACGTCGACACTGGAGACATCAGCGTTCAGTCCGGGCTGAACATTGCGAGCTCAGTGCTCACATTGGATTTTGTTTTGCCAGCAGTACTCCCGACGTCGGTAAAGAAGCGGATTGCAAGCGATCTTCGTAAGTACGAAAAGTGGCGCCTGCTGAACATCAAAATTTCAAGCACTGCAAACAAGATGGCAATTCGGCAGATTGTCGCGGCCGCTAACCCGGACACGATCGAGATCCAAAAGGTAATATGACAGCTATAGAATACATTGAAGCGTCCGGAGTACCGGAGGGGATGTGGCACAACCTATCTGATTGGTTTAATTGGTTCGAGAAGCAAGGCATGGTCGGCATAGTTGAAGACTCAAATGGCATCGCCGGGGTGGCGCTAGCCAGGTGCCTCAAAGAGGGCCAGAAGCCTGACCACTACATTCACTCTGAGGATGGGGACAATGTCTTTGTAGACTTGACGGTGTCCTCAAAGGGTGCTATCTCCTTGAGGTGCCTGTTGCTTCTCCTTTGGGAGCGTTTTGGCATTCGTAAGCGTATTACGTTTAATCGTTCTGGAAGATACAGGAGTTATGACTATATGAATTTCATGAAAAAGGCAAAGGTATAATATGGGTGGAGCCCCATCAATTCCGTCACCTCCTCCTCCTCCAGATCCCAAAGAGGTTGCACAGGCTAACGCGGAGGCATATAGGATGAACATCGATACCTATATCGAAAAATCTCCTGCCATGGCGGAGCTCGAGAATAAACTGCGAATTCAATACTTGCCACAACAGCGCTCCCTAGAACGTCAGTTATCGGCACTCGACCAGCAGGCCGGGGTGCAGGCCGGGATGCAACTTGAGCGCCAGTACGGTCCGCAACGCACCCTAGAAGGATTGCGCAGGGCCTACGAGCAGAGTCCACAGGCTTATGCCTTGAACCGAGGATTAGGGGACCAAATGACCCGCCAGTTCGAGCGTCTTTATGGCACATCGCCATATAGCTCAGTTGAGCAGAACGTAGCGTTCAACCGCCAACCAGGACCAGTTGATTTTTACGGAACATTTGGGACCGAAATTTCAAATCCAAGTTTAACCTTGGGGACTAAATAGTATGGCAGATTTATCAAGGTACCCGCCAAGATACAGGGTTAAGGAAGATGGCTCCATTGAGACTCTTAATCTCGGTCCAGCCAAAGGCCCAGGCGAAAGACAGGTTTATGATCGAGCTATTCCAAATTATCCGTACACAAATTTAGCCGAGGCCGAAACTCAGTCTAAAATTATTGGACTGCAATCCAACATTAAGAACGTACAGGACACCTATGAAAAGCGCCTTGCCGACGTAACGAGTCAAGAAAATACTCGCAACTCCCTTGCTGAACAAATCGCTAATTTGTCGAGGGGTGGTGGAAGTTATATGGGTGGATCTCCATATTTTAATGAAATTACAGGACAGGCAACAGGGCAGCCTAATTTAGGCGGAGCGCAAGCAATGTTGGCTCAAAATGCCTACGGATCGAGCGATATTGGAAATAAATTAAACTTCCAAGTTTCCGACCAGCAGATTGTTGACGATTACAACAACTCAAAACTTTCTCGCCTGAACAGCGTGATCGAGCGTGGGAACACGCAGATTGCTGGCATCAATGAACGGCTTACTGCGGCCAACAAACTTCTTGCCGAACTTCCCACTGGAGATGCCAGACGTACTTCTTCCGAAGTATTCATTAAGCAACTTAACGATGACTTGAAGAGCGTAACAAGCGCGGTCACAGACGCTCAAGACATGCAAAAGAATTTTACTCCAATCGGGATTGACAGTCCGGAGGGATTAAAGGAGATCACGTCTTTCCGAAGTTTTGCGCAGTTGCCCGAAGAGCGCGCAGCCCAACAACTTTACCAGATCGATCCAGATTCTTATCGCACCGCGGTTAGCCTGGGCCAACAGTACAGGGACATGGCGACTCAGCCGATTGGGCCCACAACTACTCCAGAGACAGAACAACTCCGCAAAACAATTGAGGACGAGGCGATCAATCAATTGCAACTTGGATCAACGATTGGGGCTGAAGAGCGTCGCGGGTACGAGCAGGCAATCCGCGGAGCCCAAACTGCCCGGGGTAATATTTTCGGTCTTGGACCAGCAGTGCAGGAGGCCGCGCAGATCGGCGCAGCCGGGGAACAACGCAAGCTGGCCCGATTCGGCGCAGCGCAACAGTTCCTTGGTTCCGGTGAAACGTCCGGCGCAGCCAGGGCTCGCGATCTATTACTTCGTGAAGGCATCCAGCAGAACAGGCTTGGGGCCGCGGCCGGATTCATTGCTGGAGGGCCTAGCATTGGCAATCTGGCCCAGGCCAGGACAGCACAACAGCAGGGTGCGATGCAGGGTTACATCCAGGCAAACCAAGCGCTACCTGGTGGGTTTAATCAGCAGGCATCTACCGCTGCAAACTTCTATCAGACAGTTGACCCAGGCATTCCTGTTGCCCTTACAGGCGAATTCAACAAGCTCTACAATACGCAATCTAATTACCTGGCTAATACTTATGGAGCGCAAGTTGATGCCCTATCTCGCGTTGCTGTCGCAAATTCACTTCCTAATTATCTCAGCGCTGGCGCTGACATATTTAAGGGAGTTGGATCGTTGGGCGGAACAGCAGGAATATTCGCATGCTGGGTGGCTCGCGAGGTTTATGGTGCCGACAATCCTAAGTGGCTTGAATTTAGGGAGTGGATGTTC